GATCGCCCAACCATTTCAGATCGACTCCACCGGGGCCGTCGCCTTCGATGCCGATCCGCGGCGATGGGCCATCAATCACATCCTGGCGATCCTGCTGACCATCCCAGGAGAGCGGGTCATGCGACCTACGTATGGCGTCGGCATCTACCGCTTCGTCTTTGAGAACGACGACCCCATCGAAGAGCAGAACATCATTGCGGACTTCAACACGCAGATCGCCACCTACGAACCGAACATCACGATCACCGAAGTCGAGTTCGTGCGCCAGAGTGAGCCTAACTACTCAGGGATCGTGATCATGATGATCTCCTTCACGGTGGGCAACTCACCCACCACCTACACGTTCTCTGTCAACCTCAACGGCAGCCAGGTGGAGATAACCGTATGAGTGTCGCCCCAGTCTCCATCAGCACCATCGCTGATGTCGTCAGCGGGAGTGTGACAGTCCCCCCTATTGACTACACCAGCCGGGACTACACGAGCCTGGTCAACGACATGCTGACCTTGATCCCGAGCTATCTGCCGGAATGGACCGACCGCGCTCCTGGCGACTTCGGAATAGTGCTCCTGGAACTCTTTGCCTACACCGGGGATGTGCTGTCGTTCTATATCGACCGGATCGCCAACGAGGCGTTTATTGCCACCGCCCAACAGCGCCAGTCGATACTCAACATCGCCACCCTGCTGGACTACACGCCCCATGGCAACGTAGCTGCGACGGTAGGTGATCCGAAGAACCCCCTCGCGCCACCAGGGTTGCAGTTCACCATTTCCTCGCCGGCACCTACCCCGGTTTTGATCCCCAAGAGCACCCAGGTGTCGACATTCCTGATCGGGTCTCCCATCGTCTTTGAGACCGTGGCAGACCTGTGGATCTATGGCGACGCGGTCTCCACGGCGATCAACACCACCAGCAGCGGAGCAGCAAATCAGCAGTTCTACCTGGGGGATACCACCGGCACCATCCCCTGGCCTCTCTACAACTTCACAGGCGGGGGCGGAAATCAGACGGTGACGGTGGGCGGCACAGCCTGGAGCCTGGCCCCCGGCAACAGCTTTGTGGGTGTGCCGGGTAGCGGCGTCGGCTCCCAGGTCTATACCGTCATCAATGGCAACACGGTCTTGTTCGGAAACGGCACCAACGGCAACGTGCCGGCCAACGGCGTCAGCATCTCGATCACCTACCAACCCGCGGCTCCAAACAACTACACCGGCCAGGTCGCGGCCATGCACGGCCAGACCACCGCAGGTGAGAACATAGGGATCTCAGACGCCACGCCCAATCAGATGTACACCCTCTTCAACACTCCTGTGGTAGATGGAACCGTCCAGGTATTCGTTGATGAGGGCAGCGGCCCGGTCATGTGGACATACCACCAGCGCATCATCGACGCCTTTTCCACCGAGAGTGCGTACACCCTCTCCGTTGACGCTAACGGCGTCGTCACCGTCGTCTTCGGGGATGACCTGACCGGGCGCATCCCGGCTCCTGGGGCAGTCATCACAGCCAGCTACATGGTGGGTGGAGGAGCCATCGGCAACGTGGCCCCGAACTCACTCAATCAGTTGGTCACGGGTATACAGGCGATCAGTTCAGTCACCAACTCTCAACCGGCTACCGGCGGGGCTGATGCCGAAACCACCGACCATATTCGTACACATGCTCCGCTATCGATCACCGCGATCAACCGAGCGGTGGCACTGGACGACTATGCCGCCTTGGTGCTGAACATCCCGAGCGTTGCCAAGGCCGCTGCCATCTCCACGGCCTACAACGCGGTGAACATCTACATTCACCCCGCCGGCAGCTTCATTGCAGACGTGCCCACGTTGATCAATCGAGTGAACGCTCTGGCCCCCTCGATCACCAACTCCAATATGACTGGGCAGATGGATAACAAGAAGATGGTAGGTGTGTCCATCGTCATCCTGCCGCCTCAGTACAACAAGAATGGAGTGCTCCAAGCCGGCTACGTCCCGGTCAACATCACAGCCAACGTGGCGGTGCTGCCGAACTACCATCAATCCACGGTGCAGAGCGCGGTGGCGGCGACGCTCCAGAACCTCTTCTTGTTCTCGGTAGTGGACTTCGGCTCCAGGATCACCCTGTCGAGCGTCTACCACGCGGTCATGGAAGTCGAGGGCGTGGACTATGTCAACGTGACAGTGTGCTCCCGAGCAGAGGCCAGCCCTCAGACCTTGGCTGATGTCGTCACCGCGGCGTATGAGATCCCTCAAGCAAACCCAGGCGGTATCAACGTGACAGCTACCGGAGGCGTGATTTACTAATGGCTGCGACCTTCCCTGCCGCGATCAAGGTCTTCACGGTCTTCCACGACTACACCGACATTATCTGGGCCTTGAGCATTAATGAGTGTCACGACGAGATTGTGGCCCTGGAGAAAATCGTCGGAGCCAACCCTTTCCTTGGCACGCCTTTCACATCAGTCGGCGGGGCCATTCAGTATCTCTACAACAACAAGGCCCCGACTAACCACACTCATCTCCATCACAGCAACCTGGAAGACGCGATCGGTAACGACCACCCCCAATACATGCAAGTCACCGGGTATCCAGGCTTCAGCCGGCCCGTGGGAGGCGTAGCCGGCAGTGCGCCAGCAGACCTCGTACCGCTGAGCCAGTTACGTAGCTTCGGCTTCCTGAACCAGGGGCAGATCCAGAGCATGATCAATGCCTCCACCCAGTCTCTCATGGCCGGGGCGCGTGGCGGAACTCCACTGCTTGGGTCATCATCCTCCACTGCCTGGCGGATCACCGGGGGCCTCTTCTCAGGCTGCACCGATGGCAATGGCCGGGTGACCTTTGGCTTCGGTCTCACCTACGGTCAGGTCGTTCAGTCGGTCCAGATCACCAAGCTGCCACCCCAAGGGAGCGGTGGCTGCCCGCCTTACAACTGGATCGAGGCCCAGCAGACCCTGGTGGGGGTGTCGGGGTCATCAGCCACGGTCCAGTTCTCACATGACTATTCCTGGCAGCCAAATCAATGGGTGTCCTTCACCTGGATAGCAATGGGGATCTGATGCCGGCCCCACCGCCTGTCCCCGCCGCTCAGCGTTATCCCCTGGCGATCCGCGACTTTGTTGCCTATCAGAACCAGCCTCAGGATGGCACCAAGATCTTCATCGTCCAGAATCTGGACGGTACTACTACCACAGTCGACCTCACCCTCGACGCCGCCGCGGTTACCAAAGATCTTCACACCGAGATCATAAGCCTGGAGCAAATCCTGGGCCAGAAGCCCTTCATGACACCTGGGTCCAACACGGTGGGCCGCTCGATCAACTACCTCTACAACAGCAAGGCCGAAGGCCATGTTGACGCTCGCAACTGCATCACCCCACCGCCGGCACCGTCGCATTACCACCGACACTTCATGCTGACGGGCTTGGGGGGCGACGACCACCCCCAGTACATGCGCCATGACGGGGCCAGGCCCTTTACCCGCCCGGTCACGGCTCCAGGGGCAGTGGATGGCGATGACCTGATCACGCTGGCCCAGGCCAAGGTAGCCGGCCTCAACTCCTCCCAGGTGCAAGGGATCATCAACTCCTACCTGGCCTCACAGAAGCTCGATCCCAACGATCACAACCTCACCGGGCCAGATGGCCGGCGCTGGAAAATGAGCGGCGGCTTCGCCTCTGGCTACACCGATGGCAACGGCAACCTCTGGGTCGATCTCACGCCGGCACAGTTCTCCTACATTCTGAGCTTCATCTACTGCAAGATGCCCTTCCCCGGCGGCTCGATGCTGGGCTGGTATGCCTATCAGTACATGGAGGATCAACTCGTACTCCTGGGCCTCAGCCCCCAGGGGGCCATGATCCAGTTCATCGAAGACATCAGGGTCGACCGCCAGGCCCTGGTGTGCATGTGTTGGATGGCACTGGGGATCTGATGGCCGTCTACGGGGTCAGCTTCTACAGTGTCGGCCAGTTCGGCCCAGACCCGGCCACTGTCAGGCCCGACTTCTCGGTAGCTCCTTTCACCTCGATGCCATTGAGCTACTCCAGCCTGTACCTCAAGTGGAACACCCCGCCATCTACAGACTGTGCCTATCTGCGCCTGGTACGGAACCCGCGGAACCTACCCATGGACGAGAACGACGGCTTCCAGGTCTTCGATCTGAGCGAGTTCGCGGATAACCCTCCTGCGGCTCCTTCCAATGTCTTCGGTGACCCTAAAGACTCCATCGTGGTCGATGCCATGCAACACATCACTGACCTTTACCTGCCACAAGGGTTCCAGTACTACACCATGTTCGGCTGGAGCCTTTCGGAGAACATGTGGGTTCGTTGTACCGATCTCATCGCCCTGGTGCCGCTCAACTGGGGCTATGGGGCACGGCTCTACAACCTGCTACCTATGGCTTACCGGGATATGGACGTGGTCTTAGTTGACCAATATAACCCATGGCCTGTCGACGGCCCCACCCCGCCTTTACAGCGATACCTCCAGTTGATTGGTTTCCAGTTCGACTTCATACGCACCGAGCTAGAGAGCCTGTCCTCAATCAATGACCCCCTGAACTGTGCGGGGTCGTTACTGCCCTTGTTCATGCAGGAGTTCGGCCTGGTGCATGAGCCAGAGATGGGCATGTACCAGGAGCGTCTGCTAGTCGAGAACGCTGTCCATCTCTACAAGTTGAAAGGCTCGCCCCAGGGCATCACCGAGTTCGTCACGACCCTGTCGAGCTACCCGAGCACCCAGATTGCTCACCATGGCTACAACGAACTGCTGGTTCGTGACGACGGGGTCATGGCTACCAGCGTGGGTACCTGGCAGACCTGGCCTCCCACTGGCACCAACTTCCCGGCCATCAGCAACAACACGGGAGTGGTGCTGACCCAGATCCCCACCCTGACCGCGGCTCCCTACAACACCACCAACCCGCTGGAAACTTTTACTGCCTTCCCGACGTTCCAGCAGCCCTATACCAACAGCGGGATGCAGGTTCTGAGCGGTAATGCCGTCACCGGGGACAGTGCCAGCTTCAGCGGAGGCACCGTGGGCAACTGGAGGGCGGGGGCCAACACCACCATCAGCTTCGCCAGCGGCCAGGTTATGCAGATGCATGCTGTCGCGGCGGGCAACATGACGGCCACCCTGTACAACGTGACCGCGGTGACCGCGGGGCAGACCTACAACTTCTCAGGTCAGTTCCAGGCAGCCACCACTGGGCGAGCGGTCTCGATAGCAGTCCAGTGGCTCAACGCCAGCGGTGGCGTCATCAGCACGAGCACCGCCGCCGCGACCGACACCACCGCCAGCCTTGTGACCGCCTCAGCCACCAACGTGGTGGCTCCAGCCGGCGCAGTGAACGTCAACCTCGTCCTGACCGTCACCGCCGCGGCTGCCAACGAGAACCACTACGTCGACTACATCGTCTTCCAGCCCTACACCCAGGACATCTACCTCACCACCGCTGGCATCCCGATCACTGACTTCATGTCGCAGTACTACGGACCTGGGCATGCCACCTTCACCATCCAGATATGGTCAAGTGTCAGCCGCCAGGTGAGGCTGTCCCTCTGGGGTGACGCCGGCACCGGCACCCCGTTCCAGATCGTGAGCGAGTCGATCTTCACTGAGACCGCCGGCCACTGGACGGTCATGACCCTCCAGGGCGTGGTCAACCCCTATCCAGGCCCTGTCGCCGCGGCACCCCCCGAGCCACCACCAGGGGTCACTGTGCCCACTGGCGCGGCCAGCTACTACTGGATCTACCCCCGCGTCCGCATCAGCGGGGTGGCAGCCAACGAGGCCCACTACATCACCATCTGCGCCCTGTGGCCGTGCATCCCGAGCAAGGTGGGCGTCGACACCCCGGTCTACGACTACCCCCGCGATGTCAAGGTGCTGATCCAACCCACGGCGTCGAACCTGCTGCCGAACACCCTGACCTCGTTCAGCCGGATCAACCCGGCCAACCCGCCGCCCAATCTCCAGCCCCCACCCAACTGGCTGCTGATCGGCCTCGATGGGCTGACCAACGCCACCGACCCGACGCAGCCCACAACCAACCCAACCTGCACCTTGGTCTACCGGCCTGAGGCCGTCGAAGATCCCACGGCCCTGGTGCCGGTCTATGGCAATGCCGCCCTCCAGGTCAACGCCACCTCACCTGGAGCCACGGTGTGGTTTGGCACGGTGTCCTCGTGGTCATCACCCCCGCCCACTCCCCTGGGCTGGTTTTCCAGTGTCACTCCTGGTAGCTGGTTTTCTGGAGCTACCCAGGGACCGCTGCCCAGGCCCTGGTTCGATCCTGTCTACTCCTGGTTCATCATGAATCAGCAGTGGTTCGGTGTGGGTAGCTCCTGGGTCAACGGCGTATGGTTCCCGCAACCGGCACAGCCGGCTATGAACGGCAACTTGCAGCCCTTCCAGGTGCAAGCAGGCATGCCATTCAACTTCTCGGTCTACGCCCAGTACATGACGGTGATGGATCCCTCAAATGCCCTCATGCAGATGGGATTCCGCTGGTACTACCCCGATGGCACCTGGAAGGAAGTGACCACCAACGCCCAGATCACCGACCAATATCAGCGGTACAGCATTGCCCCATCTGGCGGGGATTTTTCTCTGGGAGAGCCACCCCTGGAGGTCAGTCCAGGCTTGCCGCCCATCGGCACGGGCATCTCGCCCACCACCATGTACCCCTTCATACGGTTCCCCTATGCCCAACAGGCCCGGTTCCTACTGAACGCGGCCATGCTGGAGCCGGCTGACCCCACCGTCACTTTGCCTCAGCCATATATGGACGCCACTTCCCAGTCCCAAACCACGGGGGATTTTGTGGTGGACCCGGCCAGCAACGCCAGCTACGAGTACCCCAGGCGCACACCGCGGATTGCCAGGCTGAACATGGAAATGTACCGTTGGCTGCCCATGGGGAGCACCTACAGCATCACCTACGCCTCTGGGGCCGTCACGCCGCCGCTCGATCCCACCCTGTGGCCGTGAGTCACCGGGCACTTAATCCTGAGCAGTTCTACCACGGCACCAATATCGAGATGGAGCCAGGGTCGCAACTGACCCCTGAGGAGGGTGCCAGGCGAGAGCCAGGTGTCGCTTTGGCCTTGGGTGCAGAGGGTGGCAAGCACACCTACTTCACATCAGATTACGGACATGCTGAGATGTATGCGGGTGTCAGGGCACAGACCCGTGGTGGTTCCCCACGCATCTATTCGGTTCGCCCGACAGGAGAGTACGAACCGAATCCGCCCGATGAGAAGTGGCGCGAGGGTAAGCCACCCATGTCGTTCAGGACGACAGAGCCACAGGAAGTGCTGGGAGAGGCTGTTCCTCCGAAGAGGCGTCGGAAAAAATGAGCCGTGGGGACTGACCTGGGTTACGCCCTGCTCATCGGCTTCGGGGCCACCCGGCTGACCGAGCTATGGAAAGAGGTCATGATCCGCCTGGGCATCCTGCGCCAGCAGGCGTGGTGGAAGGCCGGCATCAGCCTGGTGATCTGTGCTCTCCTGGCGCTCCTGGTACAACACCGCCCCTGGCAGACCAAGGTGCTCATCGCGGTGGGTGCTGCCGGCGTTGCCATGCTCATCCACGCCCTGGACACCACCCTGCGCCACTACCGGGACAAGGTGGTCTCTGAGGTACTGGGGAGAGGTCGGAGGAGGTAAGTGCTGGACATGTAGTACCCGATTGAGTTACCGTCACATCACTATCTCCCTTCCAGCCCGGTGATAGTGCGGTAGCGAGGCCCTCCCCAACGAGCGGGAGGGCCTCTGCTTTCTGGGGTCCGGAGGAAATCCCCCAGGCGTCACATGAACCGCCTGGGAGGTGCCAGGGTGGGTCGTGGGCGGAACCCCCCACGCGATAGGAGGCGCAATGCCACGAGGCAAACCACCCGAAGGAATCACGATTGGCTTTCTGGGTACTGGGGAGATGGAGGCCGATCCGGCCACCGATCTGATCGAGGAGTTCATCAACGAGTCGATCAAGCCCGATGAGCCGGCCAAGTTCGTCTTCCCCCTGACCCAGGAGGAGTTCAGCGACACCCTGGGCAGCCTGGCCGAGATGGCCCGCAAGTCCAAGATCACCTACGAGGTCATCACCAACGCTGAGGACAAGAAGAAGAGGGCCTACCTCCAGATCGCCCAGGGGGCGGCGAACCAGTACCTCGTCACCGACGTGTTTACCCAGATGGAGACCGTCCTGGTTGAGGCCCCCCAGTCGGCCCTGATGGTGCTCTGGGACGACAAGCGGGACGACGAGCTTCAGACCATCGTCGGCAAGTTCATCGACGCCGGGGTCAAGGTCATGGATCTCACCAACGGTCTGGCCGTCCTGGGTGTCGAGGAGGGCGACGAGGAAGAGGCCGGCGACGAGGATGAGGAAGCCGACGAAGGCGAGGAAGAGGCCGAAGAGGGTGAGGTCGACCTCGATGAGGTGCAGGAGGAACCAAGGGACGCCGAACCCGTCACCACCGCGGTTTACGACCGCAAGACCCTGGAGAAGATGAACCACGCCCAGGTGAAGGACATCGCCGTGGGCCTGGGTCTGGCCCCCCGCAAGGCTCGCGAGAACATGATCGTCGCCATCCTGGAGGCTCAAGGCTCTGTAGAGGAAGCAGAGGCCCCTGTGCGGCCCCAGGTGGTCACAGCCGGTCCTGTAGACACAGGTGCGGCCCAGGAGTTCCTGGAGGGCCTGGGAGGCATCCTGGACGCCTTTGGCGAGAGGTTCATGGTGGGCCTGGACGAATGGCTCACCAAGTTCTCCACCGCGGCTGAGGGCTTCGCCTTCAACACCACCCCCGAAGAGCAGATGCCCGAGCCAGAGCCGGAAACCCCACAGCGTCGGATCGTTCGCCGCTGATGCCTCGCCGGCTGGTCCGCAGCCAGGAACCGGAGCCGGATCCACCGGCTCCGGTGGAGGACGCTCCCCTGCTCTACAGCGCCGACGACGCCGCCAGGATGTTGGGCGGCATCAGCAAGGCCATGGTCTACCGCTACGTCCAGAACAAGGAGCTACACCCGATCAAGCTGGGCGCTCGCACCATGTTCACCAGGGAAGAGCTTGAGCGGTTCGTCAAGGAGTTGGAGAGTCGATGATCCTGATCAGGTCAGCCCCAGGAAAGAGGATGATCCTGGCCCCACCGTGGGAGAACTCCACCTCGATGTCCCTGGGCGAGATCGCCACCACCCACCCGGCTCCCATCCGGCTCTGGCCCCTGGGGCCGCTGGTGGCGGTCTGGAACTCGACATAGTCACCAAGACCCAACTGGGGCGTCGGCTCAATCTCTAGCCGTTCCTCTACGGGTTCAGCTTCCGCGGCCTCCCCCTCCTGGAGAGCCTCCCAGACCTGTGGGGGAGTGATCTCGGAGGTGACCACCAGGGAGAGGCCGTGGGATTCCAGCCACCGCCTGAGGCCGGCAGGCGGGTCCAGGTGATCGAGCAGATCCTCACCCATGGACTCCAGGGCGTCGAGGATGCGCTCACCCAGGGTCTCCACCCCGTTGGGTTCCACCTGGGTGAAGTTGCTGTCCTGGGCGACTTCCTCGATGAGGGTGCAGATGATGTCGAAGACTTCGTCCCTGGTCACCGGGTCATGGCCCGGTAGAGCAGGTAGCCGGCCACGCAGATCAGCACCAGTACCCCGAGCATCATCTCCCTGCCCCCCTGATGGCCTTGGCCGCGGTCTCCAGGCGGTCAGCCGTCCTGCGGAGATCCTTGGCCTGATCCTCCAGGAACTTCGCCACCTTGATGTTCATCATGGGCACGCCGCCGTCCATGATGGCGCGGCCCACATGCTTCTGAAGGTGCTCCCAGTCCACGTAGTGGTAGTCGATAGGGATGTCACCCGTGGTGTCAGACATTGACGGTTGGGTGGTCATACCACAGCCTCTCGTGGTGCCGGCACTGGCAGGCATCGTCGGTACACAGGTCGTGCTGGCCCTGCTGACAAGCCACACTGGCTCGCCGGCCTATGGCTCCCCCCAGTTCAGATACTGGGGGGAAGCTCTCCAGATCGTCAGGTACCTCAGGCACCAGCCTGGGCCTCGTAGGACACCTTGGCTGCCTCGTCAGCCTCCATCTCGGCCCTGGTGCGGCGCCTGCGCTTCTTGGCCGGCGGGTTGGCCTTGTGCTGAGCTACGTCGGCCAGGCAGGCCCAGGAGCAGTACATCTTGCCGTTCAGGATCTCGCCCTCACCCTCCTGGTAGATGTCGGCCAGGAGCCAGCTATCCGGTACCTCGTTGCCGTCCTTCGGTACGTCGATATGGTCGCAGGCGTCACACTTAACCGCGGTTACCTTCGCCATCAGTCCTCCTCGTGATGCTGGATAGCGAACAGGGCCTTCAGCTTCTCAACCACCCTGGCGGTGGCTTCGTTCACCGCGTCCCTCTCGTCCTCGTGGGGGTCGCTCTCCCACACGATGGCCTTGTCAACAATGATCTGGCCGATCCAACCGCTCGCCATCTCCACCGCCCTGGTCACCAGCAGACCCTTCGGCGTGTGGACTCTGTCGCTCTCCTGGGGGACCAGCATCACCCCCGTGTTCGTCGTGCTGTACGTCATCTGGCTCATCCAGAACTCCTAGCTCAAGTTGCAATAGCGTTACTGCTTCGCGGTGGCCTTCAAGGGCCTCTTGCTCTGTGCTAGCACGCCAACACATCAGGTCATGCGTGCCACCGAAGATCATGGTCTCAAAGATGAGCGGGCGGTAGGGGCCTTCGCGGAATGTCCTCCTCCAGTTGTGATCCAGGCCGAGCCAGACGGTGGAGACCATGACCGGCTCGCCAGTCATGACGAACACATCCTGAGCGAGCACCTTGTAGTCGAGATCAGCTAGGAGTTCGCTGGCCCGCCACATGGAGATGCGCCGGCCCTCCTTGTCATACCACTCAACGGACAAGGGCCTTGACGGTCTCTCTGACCACCAGCGGCTTGTCGGCTGGTCCCTTCTGATAGGCGTGGATGAGCTTGGGCCTGTGCTGGCCGGTGGAGGGGTAGTACTGATTGCGCCAGTGCTCAGACACCAGCCACCGGTACCGCCACTCCACCTCCCCCCGGCCAGCGTCCTGAGACCGCGGTGCCGGCTCCCGCAAGCGGACGACTCGGACCCAGGGAGGGATGGAGGGGCCGTTCTTGGCCCCCCTGGCGAACTGGCGGGCGGTACGGCGGTCAGGCTGCCACCGTTCCTCCAGAGTGATCTTCTGGCCGAGCAAGGCCCAGAAGCAGGACAGCAGCTTGCGGTCCTCCATCATGGACGCCTCGCGATCCGCGGTCTCCTGGCCGAGCACCGAGAAGTCGGACCACATGGTGCCTTTGGGCCACTCGGAGCCACCGGTCGGATGCAGCTTGAGGGGCATGGCCTCCTTGGTGAACCGCTCCCGCTCCTTGCCCTCCGGTATGAGGGCATAGGCGTAGAGGGCGTCCCGATGGCAGTAGGTCTCGATGGAGTAGCAGTCGCCCAGGAGGGTCTGGACATCCCCCCACACGAAGGCGGTGGTGTAGATCGGCCCCCCGTTCATGGCGTCGGTACCGGGGACGGCCTTGCCGAAGACCACGAAGCCGGTCTCACAGGGTGGCTGCGGTTCGCATTCAGGGATGGAGGGATAGAGCGTGGCGATGACCTCTGACATCTCCGGAGAGACCCAGAACAGTTCGGCCCGCCGGAAGGTGTCCTCTGTCCACCAGCGGGTGCCTTCCGCGTCCATCATCCAGGACTGGGCACCCTTGATGGGACGCCGGCCCAGCATGGCGTAGTGGTACTGCCAATAATCTGGTTTCGACCACCACCCCAGTATTTCCTGGCGGATGTAGGCCACGTCCACCGGGCGCGGCACCGCGTAGAGGGCTGAATCCGGTATCTGGATTTGCTGAGCTTCCTCCATCTCGGCCTTGAACCGAGAGGGGCGCTTAGCGCCGTATTGCCGCGGTGGGAGAGTGCGGGACATCTTCAAAAATCCGATCCGTAAGCGTGGTAGTAGCCAAGGTTTTTCCAGGATACCACACCCTGCTACGCTCGCCCATCCGTTGTGACTACCAACCAGGAGGTGTGCCTATGACCCTCTAGGGTCCGCATTCAACGCGTACCCGCTCCCAGACCACCTCAGTACGACCCGAAGGGGCAACGATACGAAAGGAGTCCGTGTGAAGCGGCTTCTACTAGCTGCTGTCGGCCTGGCCGGCAGCCTCTTTGCGATACCGACCGCGGTGGCGACAGCCACCTCCCTACCAGCAGTGAGCGCAGTGGCCCCGGCCAGTGGTTCACCCCCGAAAGTCGTCCTGGTAACAGCCCAGGCCCCGGCTCTCCCCAGGTACACCGTGGTGGCCGGGGACACCCTGTGGGCCTTGGGCATCAAGTTCGGGAGGACGTGGCCCAACCTCGCGAGTTACAACCACGTCCCTGACCCGAACCTCATCCTGGTTGGACAAGTCCTCACTATCCCACCGGCCAGCTACCTTGGAGCATCGGGTGGTGGGCAATCCATCAACCTGACGCAAGCCAAGCCTGCTGCGGGAGGAGTCCAACCCACCACCCACTACATACCCCCGGCACCCGCCCCAGTCACCAGGAGCTACAGCTATGGCGCTCCTGGGAGCTACCAGGCGTGCGTGGCGACGAGAGAGTCAGGCAACGGCAGCGGCTCGTCCAACATCTACGGCTTCCTCCAGGGCACCTGGAGCAGCCTGGGCCTGGCCGGCTCCCCTGGCGGGGCCTCCAGGGCGCAGCAGGACGCCGCCTTCCAAATGCTGTATGCGAGGGACGGGAGGGCACCCTGGTCGCCCTATGATGGCTGCTAGCTGCGCGGGCACGCCATAACCCCGTAGTCACAACAGAAAATGCCCCGGTTCCACCCGCCCTGGAGCCGGGGTATTTTTTTGTACACTGGAGGCATGGCTACCGAAGATCGCTTCTCCACCATCGCGGAGATCACCCGACGCATGAAGATCGACAAGGTCAGAGAGTTCGGGGACAGCCCCGACGAGTTCGACTGCGACCTCCTGGGTTTCTGCGCCTGCGTGCGGGCCAGCAAGCAGCTATTCGCCGTCTATCACGCCGAAGGCCCCATGGCCCCCAGGGAGGCCGCGGCGTGGAGTGCCATGATGCTGTCCTGCGACGAGATCTTCGTGGTGGCAGACGCCTACTGCACGAGCGTGGAGGCTCCCAAGGACGACCCCAATGCCCTACTGCCCATGTCGCCCGAGCAGATGGAAGAGGAGTTCTACCGGACCCATCCAGAGGTGCATCCCGGTTACCTGGGAGAGGCGTGGCAGCGCGGCGAACGAGAGGGCATCAGCGAGGCCATCATGATCCAGCGGTATGCCATGGTGGGGCCGGCTCTCCGCGCCCAGTACATGTACACCCGCCAGGGTCGCAAGCTGATCTGGGGCAAGATCCTCACCAGCGACGTGGGTTGGGAAGGCGGGGCTATCGATGACTACGTCAAGGAGGGCTTCCGCCGCCGCCGGCAGATCCAGCCTCAGATCGATGAGATGCGGGAGAAGGTCAAGGCCAACATGGCGAAGGAGGACTTCGCGCCAGCAGAGATGGCCTACTGGACCGACCGGGGAGCGGCCAAGTTCCTCTCCTCCAAGAAGGCCATCAAGGTCATCCATTACATGAGCCAGATCCCCGACATGCCCGACGCCTATTTCGCCGGGGGCAAGGAGATCGACCCCACCAACTGGAAGGAAGTAGAGGACTGATGCCCTACGACGACTACATCACCTGGATGCGGCTGACTCACAATGGCCGGCGATCCCGGTCGGACATGAGTCCCAGGGAGCAGGAGGAGTACGACACCCTGAAGGTGACCTCCCTGGCGTCGATGAACGCCGACGAGGCCGCAGAGGCCAAGCGGGCCTACGAGGCCCTCACGGCACGTTCTGACCCTGCATCCGACGCATAGACCTCTCCAGATTTCGGGGCTGATCCTGAGGTAGCGCCGGGTTGGGGATGAGGCTGCCCTTGCCAACGTCGTAGGCCGATTTCTGGAAGTTCGCCACCATCCGCACGTACCCCCTGGCCCGCCCGTGCGGCGTGTCGGGATAGCGGGTAGAGCGGTCGATGTAGGCCATGGACGGCTTCTGCTCTGTGTCGGCCCAGCCGCCCAGGTATCGGTTCGGGCCTCGCAGGCGCTTGCCTTTGTTCTCCTCCGCGAAGGACTGGATGTCAGCCCCCGAGGTCCGAGCCAGAGGCTGGCTGCGCTCACCCCGCAGGTCCGACACCATGACCCCGCTGGTGGGCCGCTCCCCGGTGTGAATGTTGACCGAGAACCCGCCCTTGTCCCGTAGCTCGCCGGCCAACTCACCGAACTGCTGGTTGGACAGCATCTACTTGGCCTTGACCGGTTTGGGCGGGGTGCCCAGATGGGCCGGCGGCAGCACAAGGTTCTGGGTGTCGGCGTGAGTGCGGTGCTTGACCTGGCCCCCTGGCCTGAACCCCCCGGTGCCGCCCTGCCAGGGGGACACGCGGGCCTTCTGGATGGCCCCCAGGAACGCCATGGTGGATGGCCCAGGCACACCACCAGGCTAGCCGGCAGTCCTCCTGCGCCCTCGACGGGGCTTCTCCTTCTTATCCGCGGTTCCTTGCCACCGCTTCTAGATCCTGGGTCACGACCATGTAGCTCCTACCGATGTCGGCCTTCATGGCGCTCTTCTGCACTCCCACCGCCCGCAGCTTCGCCACCAGCGCCCGACGCTGGCTCAACAGGCCGGCGCGGCATTCCTCGATGGCGTCGATCTGGGCCTGGGTATGACGCAGTTCCTTGCGCCAGAACACAATGTCGGCCAAGATCCCTCTCTCGGTCTTGAGGTTGCCTTTGTGCAGCCGGTACATCTCCATGGTCAGGCCGTAGCGGCGCTTGACCCTGTCGGTCTCGTTCAACGCCCAGGGTCTTCGGCATACTGGCCCTTGTCGGTCAGCACCGCCGCGATGGTGCCCCAGTGCTGGCCCAGGGCGTCGGTGTCCCACTCCAGTTCCTCAGCCATGGCCCCGAGCACCTCAGCCAGGCGGAAGGTGATGGGAGAAAATCGCACCGCGGCGTTGTGGACGGCGGCATTCATTTTGTCGGCGTGGAAGTTCTGCTCCAGCGCCCACAGCAGGGCCTGGGTGGCCTGCTTGACCACCTCTTCACTCAATACCTTCATCGCTGCTCACCTCCTGTAGCTCGTTCTGACCCACCCGCACCGGACGCTGGTCAGGTGGGGAGTACGGCGCACTTAACTTGTGGACCCATTTCCGCCCCTCCTTGACCTTCCTGCTGTCCCTGCGCCAGCCCCGCTCGATGAACTCGGAAGGGTCTTCCCGAGAGATCAGGATCGGCTCGTCGGGCGGGCCAGGCTGGCCCTCGTACGATGGTCTGCGGGTCCACTCCATGTACTGCTGGTTGGTGGCGGGGCCGACACGCTCCCCGGTCTCCCAGTCGAAGATGCTCCAGCCTTCCTTGGGCATGCGGGCCTCTGCCTGCTCCTGGGCATGCTGGGCTTCACTCTCGTCCCAAACCCGCTGCCTGGCCTCCTTGAGAGCGATCTCGTCCTGGTGACCGCGGCCCCGGTGGTACCACGTCAGGAGTTGATCCTCCGTTACTACCTGGGTGGAGCTATAGCTGTAGGCCACCGCCTGGGAGGCATCGTCTGCCTCCTTGTAGCCCCGCTCCATGATCTCCTTGGCATTCTTGAGGGCCTTGGAGTAGGCGTACTCGTTGGTGTCCCGGTCCTTGAACAGCTTGGCCGGGATCGGAGTCGTGTTCTCTTCCACCCACTCTGGAGCGCCGTCCACCACCTGGAGCGAACCGTCCTGCTCGTAGCGGTCGTGATCGGAGGGGCGGTTGAAGATCATGCCCCGCTCCAGGCTGTTGTAGCCCTCTGGGGTGCCAGGCCAGCCGTCCAGGAAATCGGTCACGGCCCAGTCAAGCTCGTGCTCCATAGCTCGCAGCAGCCGGCGCAGCCGGCGCACGGTGGCGGATAATACGAACAGGCTGCGGTCCTTGCCCTGCGCCCCGCGCATGGTGCGGGCCAGACCGATCATCTTGTCTTCGATCTCCTTGAGATCGTCCTGGTAGGTCATGTACGTCCTTTAGTTGAACGGGGCCGCGGCCACGTCGGGGTTGGCCCGGTCAGCCGGGTTGATGACCAGCACCAGCATGACCTTGTTGGTCCGGAGATCCCACAGGGCCTCAGCCCCGCCCAGGACGACGCCGCCGTCGTCGGAGAGGATGACCGCCTCGATGTCGCCGGCAGTGTCGGGGACGGACTCAGTCTCGCCCGTGGCCTTTCTCATAGCTTCCACCGCGGCCACCGCGGTATCAGCCTGAGGCTCTCCTATTTTCACCACCGCGGCCGGCGTGGGCTGCGACGACGACACCGCCTCCTTCAGGATTTTCTGGCCGGCGACCATGGAGATGGCGTCATCGTCCTGGCACTGGATCACCACCGGGTAGAAGACGGGCTGGCCGGCGTGCAGCCACATCTGGGCGACGCGGGGAGTCACGAGCGTGACTCCGAGCATGGGCCGGCGCTGGAGGTCGTCGGGGGCCTCGTGGATGTAGACCGGGTCGGACCCATCGGGGGGTATGACCAGGAAGGGAGAAGGGAGCGGGATCATGTGAGCCTTTCGTTGTGTGTGGTAGGTAGCCCCCTACATCATAGCCACCTCTGAGGATTCCACAAGCCGGCTCCGGAGAAAATCCCCAGGCGACTTGACACTGGACGAGTCCGTTTTGTATAGGCTTCCCCAAACCGCAGCGCAAGACCACAAGGAGGCAAAGTGCCTGGTACACGCACTACTACTGGGGCGTTCAAGATCGTCCGCAGCACCAGGAGGTTCCTGGGCTACGAGCAGGAGGACGCCACCCAGGACGAGACCCTCACCCTGGAGGAGGCCGATTGCATCAAGGCCCAGGCCACCCCCTTCGGGGAGGAATGCGTCCTGGCCCAGACGCTGATGCGTACCGATCCGAGCGTTATCGAGGTCAGGGTGGGGCCAACGGTGGCGAAAGTCCTGAGGGAGAAGAAGGTCATGGTCAAGTCGCCCTCCACGGGCCGGCGCAGGACCGTGGTCAAGAAGGTCTGGCAGCGGTATTACCAGGAGCCTGAGACCACCGACATGATCCACACCTTCGACGCCGATCCCGACTCCATCAGGAAGGCAGCCAAGTGGATCAAGGGCCGGCAGATCACCCTGAAGGCCCCCACCGGGAAGAGGAAGCTGGGCGGGCGGGTAGGCGAACCCCACGGTTCCGAGAGCCGCGGCGCCACCAAGACCAAGAACGTTCACCACTCCATCCCGTTCCGCCACATCGCCAGGGTCAACTGACGCCCAACATTTCCACACCGCCCCCTACAGCGAACGGCCCCTGGGAAGCTGCTCCCCCAGGGGCCGTTCTGTGTCTCCAGGCTGGAAAAAATACCCCCGCCCTGACTGGGCACGGGACCGGGGGTTTTTCCGGTAGTCTGGGTGAGCTACCTATCAGACCACCACCGCAGGAGACAACCATCAACAGAAAGCAGAATCCCGATGAGAAGAATCTACGACAACGACGGTAACTGGACCGGTGAGTGGGAACTCACCACCGACCGCGAGTTCGGCATGGCCCTGACCGTGCTGACTGTGGCCGTCAACAACATGGACGCCGGCCACGCCCGGTTCAAGGGGTACGAGCTTGACGAGGCCCTGATCTCGGACGGCCACATCTCCGAGAGCGCCCCAGACCACGAGGTCCGCATGGAGCGGGACTGGGCCATCCGCTACTACCGGGTCATCCTGAAAGACGACGTGTTCACCTACGTGGAGGCCGACGACACCTACGGGCTGTCCGAGAACTGGATCATCGCCTGGACGTACCTCCAGGGCCGCGCCTTCTACATCCACGGCCTGATCGCCAACGTCCTCCAGGCCGTCAAAGCGGCCCAGTTCAAGTACCCCGAGACCCAGTACAACCCCCAGATCGTCATGGCCGTGGCCCAACTGGTCATCGCCGGGGGTGCCCTCCAGCAGGCTGTCAACGCACTCCTGGGGGCCATACACGACCAGGAGGGCAACGACATCCCTGACCAGGAGACCCTGTGACCATCAACACCGACACCATCGCCATCGAGGCCGTGATCGACTACGCCGCCACCATCCAGGAGCGGGGCAACGGCGACCGCTGGGACTTTGCCGACCTGATCCTGCTGGCGACGCCAGAGGAGATCGCCCGCTCCGAGACCAGCCGCATCGTCAACGCCATCGTGACCCAGATGAACGAGCGGAGCGTGACCAAGCAGGACGGCACTCCTTACCTGCCGGCCTACCTGTCCTCCCAGCGGCTGACCGCCCTGGCCTGGACCCCGCCCGAGCGCCAGGACGAGGCCAGCTTTGAGGTGCATGCCGAGAACCGGGGCAAGACCAAGCCGGTCCTGGTGGCCCTGTGCGCCGCGGCCCGCGGTGAGGAGGTGGACAGGCCGGCGGGATGCAGCCGCACGGCCTGGCAAGCCGCCCTGGCGAAGATCTCGACCAAGAAGACGGCCCGCTACAAAGTCCAGACCCAGGCGGTCAGGATCGCCCTCCAGAAGGGGGGCAAGAACAGCCCCACCCGCTTCATGGACGACACCCTGACCTACGGGGAACTGGTACGGCACCTGATCGTGGGGATAGAGGGCTTGCAAGCCTTTGATCGTCGCATCGAGAGCTTCGACCTCGACACCGAACAGCGCCAGAGGTTCCTCAAGGTCATCGACACCCTGGTGTCCGAAGCGACCAAGGTGCGGGTCAAGCTGGCCGTCGACCTCTCCGACGAGGCCCTGGCCGAACTGCTCAAGTAATCCACCGCACCCCCTAGCGCAAACAGCCCCCCTACCCAGGGGGGCTGTTTGGCGTCTAGGCCAACCTTTTCGCCAGGGCCTTCACCGCGGCTTTTTGTCTGTTTACCAAGTGTGCATGCCAGGAGATCTTCTCCACCTCCTTGACCACCTCCGCTAGGGGCTGCTTCAGCCACCAGCCCAGCCATTCCTCGTAGTGATAGGGAGCCGGGTACGGCTCAGGCATCTTCCTCCTCCTGCACCTCGATGCCCAGCACCGCCGCCGCGGCCCCGTGGTTGGTGATGGCCCAGTCCAGGATGTCATGAGCCATGTCGTCGGCCTCGTCCAGGTTGGCGGCGGTGACGGTGATCTCCAGGCTGATGGTGAAGGTCTGCTCCTCCATGTCGCACTCCCCGGTGCGCTCGTCTACGGACATGTCGTCCTCCTTTCGCCCCTCCAGCCTACATGCTTTTGCTCACGTAGTGGATCACGTAGCGGATCACCGCGGTGTCCCGATATACCGGCGGTACCGGGCTGGTACCACGCCAGGATGCCGGCGCACACAAGTCCCGTAGCCCTCGCACATGTCCTCCCCCGCCGGGGACAGCGGGCATTCCAGTACACACTCCTCCGGTTCCCTCTTGGTCGTATTGAAGTGGAAGGTACGAGGCTCCTGCGCCGCCAGGGCTGCTTGTAGGGCCTCCTGGCACACCTGGGACACATTCAGCTTCCGGTGAGCGGTACGGATCCGCTCAGCTAGGTCGTCAGGGACGTGGATGTTGATGCGAGCCATATACACAACACTACACAACGCCTTACACCCAAGCACCTCCACTCCCCGATCCCCGTCAGGTACTACACCCCGTTTCGGGTACTACACAGAACCCCACACCACAGCCATCCCAGTCTTCGGGGTACTACATGCGAACGCATGTTCCAACTAAGTCTACCTCCTGGCACGCCTGCCCCGAACACACGTTCGTAAGGCAGGGGGGGTCTACCGAACAGGTGTTCCCAAACAGGTGTTCTCTATGCAACGCATGCATACGCATGCGACAACAGCCCTTGTCCCATAAGGGTTTCTCCCTGTCCATATGCAACGCATGCATACTCATGCGACAGCATGCGAACAACTGTTCGTGGTAGGGGGTACAGGTGTTCGGTGGGTTGCGAACAGGTGTTCGTGACTGGGGGTCCAGGCTATGAGGATGATGAGGGGAGACTTGAGTTACCCATGGTGCTCGTGGTGTTGGGTGCTGTGCTCTTGGCCTTGTATGGCATGGGGTGAGCAATGCTCAAGCACTCTGGGG